AATCCATAAACCATACAGCATATGTATTACTAAAAATAGGTACTCCCACACCTCCATTATTACAAACATCTTGATTTCTCGTCACTATACTACCTTGTGTTGGTATGTACGAAGTAGGGTAGCTTCCGACCTCGTGCTGAAATGCATAAAATATAATATCATTTGTAGCGCTATCAGATGCACCTGTTAAACCTGCAGTTACAGAAGTACAATTAAAGGTAAACTCAAATCTTTGCCATTCATCAGTAGCTATAAAATCATTAGATAAAGTAGTATTACCATTTGCGAAAAACCTAAATTTATTTGAACTACCATTGTTTGATTTTGCCCAAACACTTAAAGTATTATTAGTTCCTGTTGTACCTGTTGCAGTAACATATAGTAAACCTATGCTACTCGAAAAAGCAGCTCTAAATGCATTTTGTGTACCATCAGGAGAAATTGCATAATCGCTTGTTGTAACTACATTACTTTTAGTCCAAAAAGATACATCATTACTATAAGTATATAAGTTTGTCCTACTCGGCTCTAACAACAACGCTCCTTTACTATCATCTTTATAATCTATTCTAGGTTCTCCACTAGCAACAGTTTCGATTAAACCATCTTTATTTACAACAGTAGCCTTTGAATCTCTACTAAAGTCAAAAGGTAAAGGCTTGTAGTTACTATTCTCATCATTATAGGCAAGGATAGTACCTTCTTTACCATACCATTCTCCGTTACCAAATTTTAATGTATTCATATTATAGTGCGTTTAAGTTTAATTCTGTTACTAATTCATTTAATGAACGGTAGCTTGTAAGTGTTTCTAATTCTAAATCGGTGAGAATTTCATCGTAGTAGCCAAGTTCTTTTGTAGGAGATTCAGATTGGTATTGAGTAGTATTATAATACCCTAAAGTCATTTTTGTCAATTCTGCAATTGTAAAAGTAGTGCTTGAAGAACCTATTAAAAAACCATCTACATAAAATGATGAATTACCACTTTTATAATTTAATGCTATTTTATGACTTCCATTTATTAAATTAGAACTTCCAACAGTTATGTTTGAACTACCTCCAATAAAACCATTAATAAGATTGCTATTTGCCCAAATTTCTAATCTCTTATTAGCTGCGAAATCGTGTACACTACATAAAACTTGAACACCACTATTACTTACAAAATTAGTATCTAAAAATAAAACACCCTCTTGAGAATTAAACACTTCACTATTACCACTTCCACTAGCAGTATCTGCTTGTCTTTGGATTGTTGAGCCGTTGGTTGGGATATAGGAAGTAGCGTAGCTGCCTTGTTCTACTTGTAAACCCCATACTAAAACTTCATCTCCTGAAACTGCTGGATTTGGTATTTCTAAACCCCTAATAGCAGTACCAGCACTTAAAGTTCCAGAAAAAGTAAATCTTTTCCATTCTCCAGTTATTGTTTGTGGTGTAGAATTAACTCCACTATCAAGAATTAATAAAAATTCTTTTCCTATGGTGCTTCCTATTCCTTTTACATATACTGAAATAGTGTAATCTCCAGAGCCAACCGCAATTGATTGATAAAAATAAGGGTCTGCGTTTATTGCAGTTAATTTAGTTGCATTCTGTGTTCCATCTGGGGAAATTGCAAAATTATCTACAAAAGTTCCACTCTTTGGCGAAAAATTTGAAATTGCTTCTGAATATGTAAACAAATTACTCCTCTGTGGCTCAAGTTTCAAAGCACCTTGTGTATTACCTAAAAAATCTATTCTAGGTATTCCATTGCCTACTGTTTCTATTAACCCTGCTTTGTTTACAACAGTTGCGTTACTTGCTCTTGTGAAATCAAAGGGCAGAGGCTTGTAGTTGTCATTCTCGTCATTGTAGGCTAAGGTACTACCCTCTTTTGTTGCCCATTGCCCTGCTCCGAATTTTAAAGTATTTGCCATATCTATATTATTGAATATTGTTGTCCGTTAGCCATATCTGAAAAAGATGTCCAAGACGTTAGTTGTTCTAGTTCGCTATCTGTTAATGCTGAATTGTAGTATTGTAGTTGTTTTGTGTTTCCGTAGAAAGGGTTTCCACCTGTTCCTCTGTCAAAATTAATTGTATCTAACCCAATAGGAGTATCTCCAATTGTATCTGTTCCAACCTTAAAACCATTTACCCAAAATCCGTAATCATTGTTTTTGTATTTTATAATTATTTTATTATTCAACAAAATATCAACTCCATTGTAAGTAAAAGCAGATTGTAATACATTAGCTGAATTTGCTTCAAAAATAATCTGATTTGCAGTTGGTGTTAAATTTATTCTAACATTGTTTCCATTAGTTCCATCTGACAAACTTATTAATCGGTAACTATCATTTGCCAATCCTTTAAATTCTAACATCAAAACTCCCTCTGAATCATTAAACGTATCTGAAGTACCAGCTCCAGTAGCAGTTTCTGCTGAACGAGTGGTAGTACTTCCACTATTGGATTTGATATAGCTTGTTGGATATGAGCCTTGTTCTACTTGTGCGCCCCATACATAAATACCACTTACTCCGTCTCCAAGATATGCATTATTACCATCACTTTCAGCTGTATAAATTTTAAAATCAACTCTTAATGTAGCAGTAGTTGTTAAAGAGATATCGTACCATCCATTAGGTAATTTTTTAATCGAATAAGCATCTGGAGTGCCAACAATTGTACCAGCAACACCATTCTTTAAATCAAAGTAAACTGCTTCACCTTGTTCAGAATCGTATAATAATACCCAGTTTCTACCATTAGCTTTTACTTTAACAGAAAGTGTATTTATACCAGCTCCAGTAGTTATATTGTTTCTATAAAGTATATGACCTCCGCTGGTTGTATCTTCAACAAGCTTACTTGCATTTAAGCTACCATCTGGGGAAATTGTTGAATTTAAAACAACACTTGCTCGAGATTTACTCCAAGAGGAATCACTAAAATCTTCTGAATAAGTAATCAAATTAGTCCTCTGTGGCTCTAACAAATGACTTGGACATCCTACAACTTTACCATCAATCATTGGATAGTTTAGTCTTGATTGTCCGTTTGATACTTCTTCTATTAGTCCTTGTGAGTTTATTCTTGTTGCTTTACCACTTCTACTAAAGTCAAAATCTCCACTACCATCAGAGGGTAATACAGAAAAAACTTTTGAGCCTTGAGAAGCTGGTATTAATGCTAATTTTGGTTTTGGCATTTTTATTTATTTATTTACAGTTTCTTCACCCTCTTCTTCTTCAGAAAAAGGATTTATTTCATTGTCCAATAAAACATCAACCCATTGAGCTTCATCTTCATAAAAATCAACTTCTGTCCATTTTGTTTCCATACATTGTGTAGGTTCTATCGAACCATATCCTAAAATATTTTCTCTTGTATCATCCCAAATAATAAACCAGTTTTCAACTTTAGGGTAACATAATTTTGTATTTTCCATTTTTATTTATTTATTTATATTCCACCACCATCGGTTATAGTCCACCCATAGGTATTAATCAAAGTGTTTCTTGCACTCTCTGCTGCACCACCTAGTGTGTATTGACTATTACCAAAATTAGGTGTAAGTCCATTAAACAAAGGTGTTTGTGCTGACCAACCAATAAGTAACGCATCGTAATTAGCAGTAGAAAAAGTTCCGTTAAGTAAAAAATTAGTTAAATCACTAACACTATTTAATCCTGTTATATTCCAACTTGATAAATCTTGGTCAAAAGCAGTTGCGCTTTGAAACATTGCATACATACTAGTGCTACTACTTGTGTTCCAAGTGTTTAAAGGTTGGTTAAAGGAACTCGCATTATTAAACATATTAGATTGAGCTATAACACTACTAACATCCCAAGAACTTATATCTTGATTGAAAGAAGAGGCATTAGTAAACATATAATCCATCCGTGTAACATTACTTGTGTTCCAAGAATTTAAAGGTTGGTCAAAAGCGATTGCATTTCTAAACATTCCATACATATTATTGACACTACTCACATTCCAAGAATTTAAAGGTTGATTAAATACATTATTATTATAAAACACATAGTTCATAATAGTAACATTACTTACATCCCAAGAATCTAATGGTTGATTAAAGGCATCAGCATTGTCAAACATATTTCTTATATTAGTAACACTACTTACATTCCAAGCACTTATATCTTGATTGAAAGCGATTGCATTTCTAAACATTTCTTGCATAGTAGTTACACTACTTGTATTCCAACTTCCTATTGGTTGGTTAAAAACATCTGCTGATTCAAACATACTACGCATATTAGTAACGCTACTTGTATTCCAAGTACCAATAGGTTGGTTAAAAACATCTGCTCTTTCAAACATACTACTCATATTAGTAACGCTACCTGTGTTCCAATTATTTAAAGGTTGATTAAATTGAGGTGCATCATAAAACATAAGACTTGTATCAGTAACACTACTGATATCCCAAGAATTCAATGGTTGGTTAAATACCAAATTCTTATAAAACGTACGATACATACTTGTAACATTACTTGTGTCCCAAGCACTTATATCTTGATTGAAAGCAGATGCGCGTTCAAACAGACCTCCCATATTAATAACACTAGAAGTGTCCCAAGCACTTATATCTCCGTTAAAAAGAGATTTAGATTGAAATCCATTAGACATATTTGTAACTTGACTTACATCCCAATTTTGAATCCTACCATAAGGAACAAGGTTATAATCCCCACTTACAGGGTCTTGTGCCAATATATCGTTTATTGCTTGCCGAAAGGTTGCGTCAGTTAAAGGGTCGTTAGTTTCAGATGGTGTTGTTAAAGGATAATAAATACTTCCCCAACCAATTTCTAAAGGACTTCCCCACCAAGTTGTTTCATATATTTCGTTTGCCATTGTCTTTTTCTTTTTTTGTTAGATACTTTTTTAACTTAACAACATTTGTATTTTTTGGTTTGTACATTACTTTCATTATAATACCCAATTACTTGAATTTACATCTTTGTCTGGATATACGTCAGAATCTGTATTACTTGTATATTCTGAAAACAAATTACTATTAAAACAAATGTAATCTACAAATCTTCTTGTATAATATTCTGCAAAATCTCTTTGTTTTTGTACTAAAAAATCAACTTCATCTTTTGTTGCACTTTCAGAATTTTCTGATGTGTGTTTAAATACTCCACCATTCTTTACTTGATATGCTGCAAATGGTAAATAATCAACCATAGCATAATGAATCAACATTGGTTGTATGTAATCTGTAACTAAAGATAAATAATCACCAGTTAAACTATCTGCAATTATATCTGTTGATATTTTATCATACAACTTGCTTCCTAAATAGTTTTGTATATGTATCTCTTGTGCAATCTTAACAAATTGTATGAATTTATCTGTATCAACGTTGCCATCAATAATACTATTCTTTACTAAATCTGTTCTACTTATAAATAATGCAGTTGCCATTTATTATCTCTTTTTATTTACAAATCCGTTATTTGGCATATCCGTTGGTCTTTTAGCAACTTCTTTTGCATTTACCTCTGGTTTAAAACCCTCTTTTTTAGCCTTATTTACACTTACTTCTGCATTTGGATTTCCTACATCTGGTTTAGTGCTTGGTGTTTTTGCTTTATAAGTCTTTCTCATCCAAAAATGATGACAATCTCCTCCACCTTTATAAAGCCATATATCATAAGTATCAGCACCATTTAAACCCCATCCAGCATTAACTGCTCTTTGGCTCATTTGTTGTATATCTTCTTTTCTGTATATCTTTTTTGCTGCAACCATTTTTGAACAAAACTCTCTACTATTGTTACTTACTCTTAATGGTGCGTATTGATATCTTACTTTAAATTGTACTCCTTCTTCATTTTCTCCATCTTGTTCACTCTTTGCATTTGGTCTAGCAGTACCAGTTGTTGCTAAATTCCAAACTTTTGACAATACAGATAATTTAGGATTGTTTAATTTATTTAGTTCTTCGTCTAATTCATCTTCTGCATCATAATCAACTTTCCTTTCATCAATTAATTCCCAGTTTTCTAAATCTTCATCTTCTCCAAATTCTTCTAAATCAGAAAATACCTTTGACATCTTAACACCAGTTTCTTCTTCTCTTGTTTCTTCGTCTTTTACATTGTCTAAATCCAAGAATTGTAATGGTTGTAACGTCTTAAAGTATAGATTTAAGGCAATATCATTAAAAGCAAGTATTTTATCAAACGCATCAGTTAAAAGCTCTTGAAAAGGCACTATAACTGTGTTATGCATTAAAATGGATGCAGTTTGTAACTCGTCTGCATTGTTTCCAAGTCCACTTGAATCTTTTATACCTAATAACATAGGAGATACAATTCTGTGAGATACCATTATCTTCTTTTGTGATTCATCACTTAAAAATTGGTATTGGTTATGTGCATCACTTAATTGTACTGGTGTAATATCAGCAGCTGATTCTTTGTCATCGTTAAAAGCAAGTATAAATTTACCAGCATTACTACTACCTTGAAATTTAGCTTTTATTTTATTTTCTACTAAAGTTTGTTTTTCTTCGTCTGGTACTCCGTTGTTAAAGTTGATTAACATTGATGGAGCAAGACCATTCATTATATTGTTTAAATGATAGTTAGATATTTCTTCTTCTAACTCTGCATATTGTAAACCACCTTGATAATCTGGTGTACTATAATAATACATCCCAGCAACATAAGGTTTAACATATAATATCTCAATTGGTTGAGGTGTACTTGAAACACCAAAAGCTGGTATTCTTAATGGTTTATCACTTGGCTTTATATTTGCCCAATCTGGATGATAATAATACGCTTGTACTTGTTTATCTCCTTCTGCACATTTTTCTGCTCTTAAAGTTTCTATTGGCAAGTGTTCTACTTTAGCAATAGATTGTTTATCTTTTGAATAAATAACTTGTATTGCACATTGTCCAGTTAATTTTAAATCGTATGATAATTGTCTAACAACATCTTTTTTAAATAAAGATATCATTCTTGCATAACTCTCTGGTTTCTTTGCACTATCAGTTGCATCTAAACCTTTTCCATATATCATTTGAGATATACCATTTACACAAGCATTATTTGTAGCACTTCCGTTAAATCTGTCTATTAGAAACTGAAAGTAATTATTATCTGCTCCAAATTCAACCCATTCTTTTGATTTAGATTCTACAACTTGTGGAGATGTGTAAGTAGATAAATTAACAAAACTAACTTTAGAATTGTTTTTATTTGCCACTTTTGGCTTTCTGTATTTATTTATGTGTTTACTCATAATATTATAAAGTCATTGTTACCACTCTTTTCTTTGTACACATCTTTATTTACTGTATAGTGTTCGTTATTAGATTGGTTTGTTGATTGTGCAGTACAAAATATTTTATCTCTGTAAATAATATCTGCTTCTGTTATAGAGCCTTGACCATTATAAACTTTTAAATCATAAAATCTACCTTCAACCAATGTAAATACGTTTGTTAGTTCAACATAGTTTTTATTAATTATAGCAGATGGTAAAATTGTTACTTCATTATTTGTACTATCATCCCTTAATTTTATTGTAACACTTGTTGAATATACTCTTGGTATAATCTTTATTGTTTGTGCGTTTGTTGTAGGTAACAAATGTTTCATATATATATAATAATAAAAGTTTGTATTTTTATTTATTACACATAAAAAAAAAGGTAATCAATTAAGACTACCTTTCTTTAAAAACAAATTATGAAAAAAACTATGCGTTAGGGTCTATTTGACTAGAACTTTCATTAGCAGTTATAACAGTTGATGTTACAAAATATGCTGGGTCAGTTTCTTGACCTTCTAACGTTAAAGTGAATCCACTTAAATCCCCCATTGCAGCACCAGATACAACTGTACCTCCAGTTACCTCTGCTCCGTGTTCTAAACCTACCATAAAGAAATTACCATTGTAATCTTCTATTGCAACGTGAGGACGTGCAGTAGCTAATAATTTTATTTCTTCTTGTGTAGCTTTATCTAAAACTGGTAAAGTTAAATTTAAAGTTTGTGTGTAAAATGTAGTTCCGTTTTCTCTTGAACTATTAATTGTGGTTTCTAGTGAAGAATTACCTTTGATATCAAATTTGAAAAAGTCTGGTGTTCCAGCAATTGCAGTAATCTCTCCAGATGCTATTGTAGTTGTTCCCAACGTACCATAATCTGCAAAATAAACTGCTTTTAAGCCACCAACACTACTTTTACAAGGTAAAGCTCTACCAGATGTAAGTAAACAAGCCATTGATTTTTATTTTTTTAAGTTATTAAAAAAGGGTAAGCAGATGAACTACCTACCCTCATTATTATTGTTTGTTATTAGATTATAGTCCTAATCCGTAAGATACGATATCTTCAACAACTGCATATTGTACTCCAGCAGTATATCTCATAATGAAACGTACATTTTGTGAGCCATCTAAATCAGCCATATCTAATACTTTTACTTCGTTGTGGTCTGATAAAAGTCCAGTTCCAAAGAATAAGTTAGATTTTTGTGCTGCTATTGCATTGTTATCAGAAAGTCCGTTACAAGCTACAACTTTTACACCATCAAAGTATTCAACATCCATATCTTGGTTGTGTCCTTGTCCAGCAGTTTGAAATCCTCCTAAAGCTCTTTTGTATGCTCTAAAGATGTTTTGTGCAACATAGATATATAAATCTTCTTTTCCATATACTTCACTTGGAATAGCATCTACGATATCTCCTAATTTTTCAATTACGTTTGCAGATGTTACTGCTGCTCCAGCAATTTTCTTTGCTCCAGTATGTCCAGCATCAGCATTTAATAAAGTTTTGAAACCATCAAAAGTTCCAGCACCAGCTACACCAGCCCAGATATCTTTTTCAGTTTGCTCTGCAATTGATTCAGACATTAATCCGATAAAGTAATCAGAAAAGTTAGATGGTAAATTATCACTAGCAGAATATCCCATTGATACTGCTTCCCAATCAGATTTGAAAGGAGTTTTACACAATTCTAAATTTACTTGTAATTCTTTTGGCTCAATAATCTTCTCTGTTAAAGCAACTGCCCCAGCATCTGTAAAATCACAAGATGCATTTGCAATAGCACCAGAAAGACTTACTCTTTTTAATACTTCTTTAAACTTTACGTTTGGCTTAACTTCAATTAAGTTGTTAGCGATTGTATTTCCAGATAAAAGTGCTGCTGATACATATTTCCCAGCAAATTCTCCAGCATACGTTGTTGTGATTGATAAACTCATTTTTTATTTGTTTATTTTGTTAAATATTCTACTTCTTGTTGTGTTTTTATTCCCTTTTTGAGAATAAAGGATTGTTTCTTTTTTGTCAGATACATTCTCTGGATTGTGAGAAATACCTTCAACTTCTTCAGTAGATAACTCTACTTTTTCTTCTTTTACTTCTTTTACTTCTTCTGATAATTCAACAACTACTTCTTCTGCAACAACTTCTGTTTTAGATAATTTTAGTTCGTTGATTTCAGTTCTTAATTTTTCAATTTCAGAGAAAAACATTTCTTCTGATATTGATTTAACTATTTTCTTTGGAGATGCAGTTTCTGTTGCTAATTCTTCTTCAACAACTTCTTCTGCTTCTGTTTCTTCAACTGCTTCTTCTTCAACTTCAGCTTCTGCTTCAGCTTCTTTGATTTCAGCAATGATACCTTCTTCAGAAACTACTATAACCATACCATCTTCAGTTTCGTATTCTCCAACTGGTACTGCAACTCTTTCTTCGTCTGCAACAACAAAGATTTCTGCACCAGCTTCAAATTTTTCAGCTTCTAGGATAGCACCATTTTCAAGTTTCATTTGTTCTAGCTTTACTTCAATACCAAGTACTGCTCTAACCTTGTTAAGTGTGTCTTTCGTGTTCATATTTATATAATAAAATTTAGTTAATATTTTGTATTTTCAGTTGTTTATTTAAATTGTACAAGATGTAAAGTTTGGTCTTGATAACACCCAAGATGTTGCACCATTATTAAAATTGCTGCAATTTATAACTTGGCTAACAACCCAAGATGATAAATCTTGATTAAAGTTATTTGCTGAAGTAAACATTCCTTGCATATCAGTTACACTACTCGTGTCCCAATTACTTATATCTTGATTAAAAGATGATGAATCCTCAAACATAAATCTCATATCAACCACACTACTAACATCCCAAGAATTTAATGGTTTGTCAAAAGATGATGCTTGTCTAAATGTAAAAAACATACTTGTTACACTAGATACATCCCAAGAATTTAAAGGTTGATTAAATGATGATGCTTCTAGAAACATTGCTTTTATAGTAGTAACGTTGCTAATATCCCAACTTGATATATCTTGATTAAAAGATGATGCCATATGAAACATATATTGCATATTAGTAACACTACTTACATCCCAATTATTTAATGGTTGATTAAAGTAAGGAGCATTACTAAACATATAACTCATATTAGTAACGTTACTTGTGTTCCAATTGCTTATATCTCCGTTAAAAGTTGGTTTGCTTTCAAAAGCATAAGACATATCGGTAACTTGACTTGTGTCCCAATCTTGTATTTTTCCATAAGGAACTAAATCATAATCTCCATTTGGGTCTTGTGCTAATATATCTGTAATGGCTTGATTAAATGTTACATCTGTTAAAGGCTCATATACTGGTGCTGGTGGTATTGCACTTATTCTACCAATACCTTGTTTCCAATAGTATGGTGTTTTGCAATTTTTATTATTATTATTTTTGCAATCTATTGAGTAAGTATTTTTACATTTACAATATACTGCTCTCATTATGATAATAGTTTTTTAAGTTCTGCTAACTGCTTTTCTTCTAAATCTTCTTTTAACTCTTCATTTGGTCTTTCCATTTTATCTGCAAAGTAACCTTCTATTGAAAAACCTTTTACTTTACCAGTTTTTACATAGTCATTCCAAATCTCATCATTCTCAACTTTAACACTACCCATCCAAGTTCCAACTGGTACATCTAAACCATATAAAGCAGTCTTGTCTTTTTGTTTATCTTCAACTATCCAACTTTCAACAAGTGTTAAGTCTTTTAATTGTGCATCGTGTTCTAGTGTTGAATTAGATTGATTGCCATTCTGTAAATACATTTGTGATGCTTTTGCAACAGTCTTTTCAGAAAAGAAAATATAGTACTCATCTTCTCCAGACTTTCTGTAAATAGGTTTTTTAGGTATAAGTAAAGCACCCATTAATAAACGTTTCTCTTTGTCTATTTCAGCAAGTTTAATTTCTTGTTTATTAAGTGCAATAAAGTCAGATTCAATTGCTGGATTTTCAACAACAGAAATAGCTTCTACTCCTATTGCTTCATCATCATCTAAAATAAGTTCTATTATTTTCATAATTATATAATATTTTTTTAGTGTTATTTTATATTTTTAACCTCCTATACTTGCATCGTCAATTATATTTCTATCCATACTCTGTGCAGTTGTAACATCGTTTGCTACTACAAATGCTTGTATTGGTTGTTGTGATTGCCCACCAATAGCAGATGCTAGTTGATTTGTACTACTTTGACCAACTATATTAAATTGTGGAGGTGTAGATGGAGCAGTTGGAACAGATGAAGGTATTGATGATTGACCACCTCCTCCAGATATACCTTTACCTTGACCAATAGCAGTAGCACCAATACCAGCTATTGCTAATCCAGCACCAATCTTTGTCATTGCTATTGATTTTGCAGTTGTTGCTAAAGATGATACCTTTAATGGATTAGGTATTGTAAAAGCACCAACAGACGTGAAGAATGGTACTTTAGCCTCGTTTGCAGTTGCAGTTGCAATAGATTCTTTTGCTTTTACTACAACATTCGCAATAGCAGCACCCTTTTCTAAAATTAAACCAGCCATTGCTAATGCTTTATTTTTACCAGCTATTTGTTGCAACAATCCACTTAAACCAGCAGCAAAACCAATATACTGCATATTTATTTCTCTTTTTCTTTGTGCTATACTTTCCTCAATTGCAATTTCTTCATCAGCATTTTCTTTTATTTTTTTTAATCTTTCTGTTTCTTTTTCTTCTAAAACTTTTTTTGCTTCTAAATCTTTTTCATCTTGTGTTTTCTTTTCTTCTGATTTTCTAGCTTTTTCTTCATCATCAATAGCTTTTAGTCGTGCAACTTCCTCCCTTTTTGCTGCAACAATTTGACTTGTAACTAATTTTTGTTTAGTTAATCTAGCAGTTTCTAAATCAATTAATTTAGCTTTTAAATTAGCTTCATCATCTAAATCTTGTTTTGTTGATTTTGATAAAGCATTTTCAGCAACTTTAGCTTCAAATCTTAATTTTGCTGATTCTATTTCTTTTTTAGTTATTTCTTCTTCTATTTTACCAGCTTCTTCTAAAAAATTTATCCTTTCTTGTGCAGTAAACTTTTCTTTATTTGCTGCTTTATCAAGTAATTCAGCTCTATCTCTATTTGCTTTTGCTCTTTCTATTATTAAACCTCTTTCTAATTTATCTGCCTTTGCTCTTTGGTCTGCTATTTGTCCAGCAATTTTTGCTTCTTCTTTTAATTCTTTTACAAATCCTTTAGTAGCTTCTGTAACTTTATCAATACTATTTTTTACACCAGTTAAAGAATCAACATAAGAACTACCAGCTTTTTTAGCATCCTCTAAAGCACCTTTAAAATCTCCACTAAATACCTTTTTAAATGCACTACCTAAAAACCCAAGTGTATCAATAATAGCATTAAATCTATTTGTAATATTTTCTACAATTAAATTTTTAAAATCTATTAGTGCTTGTTTAGGATTTGTAAAAGCATTAATTATACCTTCTCCTAAATTAGCTAATATATCAACAAGATTACCAGTTACAGAGCCAATAACACCCATTAATTTAGCAAACTTATTTTGTCCTTCTTCAGAGCTTGTAAAAGCAGTTCTTAAAGCAACAAGACCAATTACTAACGCACCTATTCCAGTTCCAATAATAGCAACTTTTAAACTCTTAAACCCAGTAGTTAATCCCTTAATAGATTTTCCAAAGTTTTTTATTTTAGAAACTGCACCACCACTAAAACCATCTAATGTGCTTGTTGCATCTTCTAAAGATTTATTGGTTTCTTTTACTTCTTTACTTGTATTTTTAAGCTCCTTATTTAGCTTTTCAACTTCTTTAATACCTTTATTAGATTTTACTTCTAAATCTACTACTATTTTCTTGCCCATTTTATCTCTTGTTTTTGTCTTTTAAATACTTCCTTAAAACTATCTGGAAACTTATTTTTTCCTTTTGCTATTTGTACAATCTCTGCATTACAATCTGTATCTTTCAATAACTCTAATATTTCTTTTATCATTATGATGTTGTCGTTAATGTATAATTAGT